TAATCTGGTCTATTATTTTATATTCTCTAGTAGCTAACCAGTATTTTATATGTGGTGTGAGTTCACACACTTCAAATATCTTCATCAAATGTGAATAAGATTGTATATCACCTGCATCAAACCATCTATGATATCTTTTTGATTTATCTAGGTTTTTGTATTTTTGTGTCAGTAATTCTGACATATAATCTACCCACTCGGGCATCTCTATTGCTTTTCTTCTAACTTCGTGTGCATCAAATACATTTCTAAATACATATCTACCTTTTAATGCATAACAAGAATGGCAGATAGTACCTTTTATCTTTGCTAACTTACTACCTGTATTACAATGCTTTGCAGATATACCCCAACCAAATGCAGGCATTTTACTGGGATTAGATAGTGTGCCTATCTTTTTTTCTATTTCTTTTATCTTCATAATATTATTGCTCCCACGATAAAGCCAATGATAAACCAAACTATTTCTGTTCGGTAATACAATGACCATATATTTATTTTACTGATTATTTTTTTCATAATGTATTACATTAACACATAAAATCTGGTGTGTCAACTGCTGTGTACTTTGCAAATCTTTTTTTCTCACCAATGTAATATTGCTTGTATGCAGTAATATAATCTTTATGTTTGTATTTATCTGGCATACATTGTGGTGGTGGTGTAAAATATTGTGAGGGAAATCTATCTTCTACATTTTGTAATCTACCATTATGAAAAGCATTTATAATATTAGATGACTTATGTATTTTACCATATCTATGTGTATATTGTTTCCCTAATTCTTTACCAAGTAAATGTGCATAGTTAAAATTTTCAACAGATTCTCCTACCCATATTGTCATAGGGTGTTTAGGATACGCAGGTTTATATAAGTTAGTATCTTCGCCACAATGTTTTTGATATGCAGTTGATAACATCTGCGCAGTTTCTAATATCATTTTTACTACATGCTTATCACAATGATATTCAGCACATATTTTTGGGTCTTTGTGTAAATGAAATATGTTCATATTTTTAACTCCAATCTTCTTATTCCTAATCTTAATTGATTTTTATCTATACTACCATTGTTATATCTTTCAGTCAATACATCTAAAAGTTTTTTAACTCTATCCTGTGTAGTCCCTGCCATATCACACCACATAGCACAATCAGAAGTATCAAACCAATTCTTTGCTTGATCTCTAAATGCACGACTGGTTGGCATACTACTTAATATACCAAAAGTATCTTCCATCATTACTTGTATTTTAGCGATAGCTAACTTTTCTTCTGGGCTTTTGGTTGGTGGTTCGTATATTCCTTTCATATACTTTCTCTCCTTTTGTTTTGTGAAGTCCACAATCGGCACAGTAATAAGTTTTATTTATTACAATGATTGCTTTTCTATTACAGTTATAGCACACTTTGATTGATGTGTCAATATGACTTATTGTTTTTTCTTGCATTTTATGGTATGCTATCCTGTCGTTGCAGGGGGGTTAGTATATATATACCTACGCTTATATCCCTGTATCTGCCTTTTATCACTACATTGTTTGGAATATAATTTAGATTGTTTAATACAACTATTGTATTGTTGTTTAGTTCCATTTTCTTTCAACCACTCTGCGTGGATTTGTAGTATTTTATTCATCATTGTTTTTATTTATTATATAATAGGCAATGATTGCCCCAATTAATAGGGCAACCATATTAAATAGAAACATACCTAATCCATATTGAAATGTCATGATACTTTTCTACCAAGATTAGCTAGGGCTTTGTGATAAAAGAATATAAAGTGATCACTAGATACATATCTCTCTATCTCTGAATCCCTTGCTTCATTACTTCTAACAGCGTCCATCGTACTATTATCTATTCTGTAGTCTTCACTACCCTTCTTACCAATTCTAATTGCTCTTTTATTATGAGAACTATAATTAGTTAGGGCATTGTACACATCATACAAAGTAGATTTATTCATATCTGTTTCTAAAACATTCTTTAATAAATTATATTTATTATCAGAACCATTAGAAAACTGCTTGAATATACTATCTACCTCGCCATTTGTTAGTAATAAACTATTATACACTTCAAATTTATCCTGCATTTTTTCAAATGTAGTTCCAAGGTGCTTTAGTTTTAAAAAAGAATCATCAAGATCAAAATGTGTTGTATGTTTCTTGACTGTTTCACCTAAACTTTCAAATGATTTCATACCATTTTGACAAACTAATCTAAGAAACATTGCCCTTATCTGATATACTATTGATGCATCGTAACTAGATACAACCTCGATACCAAACTTTAGTTTATCATTAGGATTTGCTGTCATTGCATGTGGACTAAATTTACTGCCATCATTAAATAATATTCTTAATTTAAGATAGTTCAGATCTGGGTGTACATTAAATTGTATTGAAGTATTATTTAACGTAATACCATACTTATCTAATGCATCAGATAATCCATTTAGTATTTTATAGTATTTTACTAACTGGTAATTAGACCCATGCAAATGTATTGCAAGTTTATTATCTGTATCTACTACAGCCCATGCAGGTTTGTTTAATTTAAAAAGAACTGGATCACTAACATAATGTATTTGTTGTAGCTCAACTTCAGTTGTTGCTTTATCATACATATCTGTGTGATTGTCTTTTAATGTCTTAATTAATGTAGACATATTTATCCTCCGTTGTTGGTTGGTTTATTTTTTTGTTAGGGATCAGTTGGACTGCGTTT